GGTTACAACATAAAACAATTTGTTAGTAACAAATTTAATGCAACAGCATATCCTGATCTGCCAGCAGTGCCAGGAGCTGCTAGTTCATTACCAACTGTTAAAGATACCTGGCAAACAGCCAGTGGATTAAAGAGTAATGGTAGTCCATACATGGGCCGTCAAGCGCAACGTAGAATGGTAACGGCAGCAATGCAAGCAGCAGTTATTGCCAGTACCACAGTCAGAGAAGATCAGTATCAGTTCAACATAATTGCAGCACCTGGCTATCCAGAACTGATTGACGAGATGGTTGCACTGAACAACGATAGAGCCAATACTGCATTTGTTATTGGTGATACTCCAATGAGATTGGCTCCTAATGCAGTTGACATTGCTAACTGGAGCAACAACACAGACGGTAACGGGTTAGCAACAGCAGATCCTTACCTGGCGGTGTACTATCCGTCGGGTCTGAGTACAGATTTACAAGGCAACGAGATTGTGGTACCATCGAGTCATATTGCATTACGCACTATTATTCATAATGACAATGTGGCATATCAGTGGTTTGCACCAGCTGGAACACGTCGAGGACTGGTTGACAATGCCAGTAGCATTGGATACCTAGATTCAGCTAACGGAGATGAGTTCACATTTGACAGTATTCGTGTAGGACTACGCGACACTTTGTATGAAAACAAGATCAACCCAATCACCAACTTACCCGGTGTTGGACTAGTTGTATGGGGACAGAAAACTCGTAACCCAACTGCAAGTTCGTTGGACCGCATCAACGTAGCACGTTTGGTCAACTACATTAGAACTATTCTTGCTTCAGTTGCTAACGGGTACTTGTTTGAACCAAACGACAAAATAACCAGAGATCAAATCAAGAATGTTATTTCTGGTGCAATTAATGATCTAATAGCCAAGCGTGGCATATATGATTATGTGGTGGTATGTGATGATTCAAACAACACTCCTACTAGAATTGCAAGAAATGAGTTATACGTTGATATAGCGATTGAGCCAATGAAATCTGTGGAATTTATTTACATTCCAATCAGACTCAAGAACCCAGGTGATATCGCAGCAGGAGTATAATATAGGCAAGGGGGTGTAAAATACCCCCTATAAAATTTTTGAAAATTTTTGATAAATACCTATAATAGGAGAATATAAATGGCCACAGCCTCACTAAACAAATTTACAGTACCATTAGCAACCAACCAAAGCGCAAGTACGCAAGGGTTGTTGATGCCAAAAATGAAATATCGTTTCAGAGCAATATTTGAGAACTTTGGAGTCAGCACTGATGTAGTAGAACTCACAAAACAAGTATCAACTATTAGTCGTCCAAACTTAAACTTTAATCCTTTTGTGATTGATGTTTACAACAGTAAAGTTAATCTTGTTGGCAAACCAACTTGGGAACCTGTTAGTGTCACATTGCGTGACGACGCCGGCGGCAATGTTAGCAAACTGGTTGGTGAACAGATCCAGAAACAATTTGACTTTGCAGAACAAAGTTCAGCTAGCTCAGGAATTGATTATAAATTTGTGCTTAAATTTGAAATGCTTGATGGTGGCAATGGATCACACGAACCAACAGTGCTTGAAACATGGGAATTGTACGGAGCGTTTATTACTACAGTAAATTACGGTGAGATGAGTTATGCAGAACAGGCTCCTGCAGAAATTGCATTGTCAATCACATATGATAATGCAATACAAACACCAACAGCTACTGGTGTTGGTACAGATGTAGGAAGAACACTTGGTACACTAATTACTGGTTAACAGTTTTAGCGATATATAAAATACCCGGTTTAACCGGGTATTTTTTTGGAATAAATATCAGTATGGCAAATATATTTGACGGATTCCTGAATCAGGTCGCTAACGGCGATCAAATTAAAGATAGACAGCATGCATCAAGATTGTATGTTGCTAATAACTATGCATTGAGTCCCAAGTACTCGTGGCTGTATCATGTGTATTTTGAATTGAATCCAGAATTATCAAATATACGAGGTCTTGATAAACTGATTGAACATGGCATGTTGGCCAAGAGTGTTGACCTGCCGTCGTTTACTATTGCCACAAAAACACTAAACAACTACAATCGCCCGTCGCTGGTGCAAACAAAAGTTGGGTACAATGCTCTAAACATTAACTTTCATGATGACAGCTCAGACGTAATACGTAATCTGTGGTACGATTATTTTACTTATTATTATAGAGATGTGGATATTGGTTACGATGGGCCATCGGGCGGAGTAAATCCAACCATGTTTGCCCGCACCAAATATACCAGTGGAGAAAATAGAGAAACACTGAATAGGTTTGGTTACAGCCCACGAAAATACGGATCCAACGTGGACAATCAATATATCAAAGCTATCAGAATTTACAGCTTGCACCAAAAACGATTCAGCGAGTACACATTGGTTAATCCCATGATTAGCAATTTTGCGCACGGAAGCCACAATAGCAGTGACAACGGTACACTTGATCATGTGATGACAGTGAACTTTGAAACTGTGCTGTATGCCAGTGGGTATGTTACCGCTAACACAGTTAAAGGATTTGCTGATTTGCATTACGACAAGTCGGCTAGCCCACTTACAGCACTTGGTGGTGGCACAAACAGCATCATGGGGCCAGGTGGTATGCTGTCGGCCGTAGATGATATTGTGGCAGCTGCCGGCGGCGGCAACTATGGTGCATCGGCGTTTACATTGATTAAAGCATTTCAAAAAAATAAAAACACCAATTTGCTTGGCCTGGCCAAAACAGAATTAATAACAGCTGGTAGAGATATACTGCGTGGCAAAGATCCTAGGGATAGGTTTTTTGTGCCATCATCTGGTTCGTTAACAACCACAACTTTTCCTGGCATTACTTCAACACCGTCCTCATCGTTAGTGTCATCAGGCAGTGTATTAAGCAACGGTACGTCGGTGAACACAACTCCCGTGTCGGTTGTTAGTGGCATTGCAATAGCTGCAGTGGGCACTGTAGCCTCGGCTATTGGACTTGCAGGAGCAAAAACAAACAGCAGTGGTCAATTGACCGGCGGGGCATTGAATCAAGTGTACAGTGTAAATACAGCCGGCCAAACGACAGCATCAACACCTGCGCCCAGCTTTGATTTCCTAACAACTGCACTAGTCAAATACCAAAATGATAAAAAAGCAAAAGTGGCTGAAGAACAGGCAAGAGCAGCCAACGAAACAACAGCAGCAACAATTGCAGCCAATCAACTGCCTCAAGGAACAAAAACAGCAATACTAAACAGTCCAGTGTTTACCACCGGTACAAACACCATAGTCACCAACGTTGGTAATGCTCTTGCAATGACTCCTGGTGCAGGTAGTATAGTACCAACCTCTGTTACATTAGCAGCAGCAGAAACCAGCAACTTTATCACAAACGGCAATCCGGTTACATTAACGCCGTCCGGTACTGTAATTAATGGTGCAACAAATCCTGCACCTACTCTAACCTAGGCATATCAATGATTGCAAATAGTCAAATTTTTACTACAACAGTGTTTGGTAATAGTTCATCGCAAACAGTGTCTGAAATTGAGAATAAAAATACCAGCACAATAGAACTGGTATATCAGCAGCAAGGAATGACCAAGATGAATCATAAACAGCCATCAGTGCCTACCAACCAACGAATAGCAAAAGATAAGCCATGATTAATAATATAAAAACAGCCGAGTACCCGACAAACATAAAACAGGTTGATTTGAATACTCGTGCTGCTGGCAACGAGAACAAGTATTTCAACAATTTTTTTGACATACCAATACAGGTTAGCACTAACATTAATTCGGCAGTGATTGCATACTTTGAGCAAATAGCCGACAACAAAGCAGGTGCCAAAGCCGTGGCTAGTGCTGTGATCTATACCAGCTTGAAACAAGGTATAGATCCCATGAGTACCTTGGATGAATTTAAAAAGATGCCCATTGGTGAATTGAACGACTACTTGGTTATGTTTTTAAATCTTGAAAGAAAAGGCACCAGTTATCTTGGTGTACTAAACGCACCTAAAATTAACAAGTACATTGCACGTACTATACTACCATAATGCCCAAATACGCCAACGGAATGTACCAAATATTAAATGCTGACAAGTATGTGGGCAAGAAAGTGCCACACTTTCGCAGCAGTTGGGAACACAGTTTCATGCGATTCTGCGATGAAAATCCAGCAGTGTTGCAATGGGCCAGCGAAGCAATACATATTCCGTACAAGAATCCGTTCACCAACAAGAACACCATA